TTTCGCGTAAGGTCCCTATTAATTTACGACTAATAGGGATCTAAATCGTTAAGGGATTTCTACTAAGGAGTCTGTCGAAGAAGCTCTTCAGGAGGGTAGAAACTTAATAGTTCTCCCCTCTCGAGAAGCATTTTCGAAATCTTGCTTACTGTTCGACTTATTAAATAAGACGATCGGTGAACGAGAATATCAGCAGAGATTGGATACGCCATTGTTTTTAATAACAGCGGCCACTTTCCTCCTGGACTATTGGAATAACCAATAGCCTCCTTATGAGAATCTTTAGCCATCTCATTAAGATTGCTGACAACGTCAACAATCGGTAGAGAGCTAATAAATTCCCGCAAACGAGGCTGCATCTTAGAGTCAAAGTAAAACGAAGCATCTAGAAGAGCGATCTCAAACTTGAAGATATTAATCTTACCAGTTTCAGTCCACTCTTTCCAGTTGCTAAACGGATTACTCGATGCGAACAGATCAACCGCAATGTTTTCTAGCACGTTAAGTGCTACAAAATCACTAAGTTGAAACGGGTATCCCAGAATCCTGTAGGCTTCACTTAGAAGCTTACCAGCATTAGGGGCGCCCTGTACAATTCTTTGTACATGTTCGTATACGGTTGATGCCTTAATAAGTTTATTTCTAAACTTAGAAGGTAACATCAACACGTACTCTAAGTATGTAGCTACCATAGTAGGCACTCCATTTAATGAAATCCAACCTTTCTTTTCGGCTTCGATAAAGAATTGAGTAAGAAGATAATACTTTTTACTCACTTCCTTAAGTCCACTGATTGGGAAAGGAGAGATCTCAACCCCTTTATAGAAAATGCGTTTAGCAAATTCAAATAAATGAGTTGAGGTATAAGTTTTAGGTTTTGAAATTTCAACCCCTAATTTACTTATAACCTCCTTATAAGAAGCAGCTACAATTGGATTACAAATGACAATGTCATCTCCAAGGAGTGCATAGTCAAGAGTTTTCCAATCAATATTATTAAGACGACAACAGTAGTAAATCACATAGTGATGAGCTACTGAAAAGGAAGCCCATGATGAGTAGAAACCCATTGGATTACCGACAGAGTAAGAAACTTTTTCAAGTTTTTTGCCCTGTTTATAATCAAACGGATGACCAACCATTATGTTTTCCCAAGCGTCAATATAATATTTAGGTAGTACACCAAGCATTACAGAAGAGATAGTCTTAATAGGGAATCTATCAGTAGCGTTGACTAAGTCAGCACTATAATAGAAACTTTTATTAAGAATCTTTGATATAAAGCTCGATTGGTCAAAGGTACAGTCTTGAGGGATCTTTTTTAGTACTCTAAATAAGTACTCATGGAATGGGATTAAAGCAGTCTGAGACCAATAGTCTCCGATTGCGATAACCCTATTCTTAAGTTCCTTATCTTTAATTACTGACAAAGTCCTTATACATTTCTTTTTTCCGGTAAAAGGAATAATTCGAGTTAAAACTCGAAATATGACTACACCGTAATAAAGAGTGTCAAGACGATCACTAAGTCGGGACCCTCCCAGAACACGAATCGCGTTCTCTAAGGAGCTAGGTAGCAACGATAAGTCGCACATAGCTCTATAAAGAGCGTTATCACCTTCTGAGTTGGGACCAACCTTAGTACTAAGGTGGCATTTTCGCCACCTTAGTGACCTCGGAACCAATCCAAGATTTCTATATCCTAAATCCTTCCAGAAATCAGGTACGAATTTACTAATATCATGGGGTTCCTGCAAAGCAGGGCTTATGATAGGTTGTAAATCAATACCCTTTCCCAGAGAAAGAGCCCTAGTACACCAAAATATAGTAGTAACCACACGCAGAAAATCTGGATGTGGTTCCCTACGAATAATTGGAACTAGGTCTCCTAGGATTATAGGTATACAATCTTTGGTAGACTTCACTCCCGAGATGCGTATTGGATTACCACTAAGGTAATTTAATAACACAACTCGCGTGTCCTTCAACAGTGACACAACAGATTTGATACCTCTCGTTTTACGAAGAGAATCTAATCTGCGAAGTAATGGGTAGAAATCCTTTGGCGATCTATCTGTTCCTAGGTTGAAAACTAGGAACAGCCAGATAACCACTTTCGTAGTTACTGTGAATATGTTAATATTTAATTTATTCATGGTATCTATAAGTGTTGAGCTATCGGGTATCACTACCTCTGCACGATAGATCGGTTTGGTTCACGGAGTGACGGCTGCAAAAGCCGCGTTGTCTTGTCCTCTTTCGAG